GTGGAGTATCCAAGATTTTACCCTAACTGGGATAATTTTTGTTGAAAAGGGTAAATTGTTGGGTATACTGTAACTCGAAGGGTAAATATTTGGTTACTCGGAAGGAGGGGACATGAAGCATCGCAATCTTGCCAGTGAGCGTATTCGCATCGGTTTGAACCAAACGAACTGCGCTAGTGAGCTAGGCGTTTCTTTAAAGCAGCTCGTGAAATACGAATCTGATTGTGGCGAAATGCCCGCTGATTTCGTAAAGCGTGCTGCTGATTATTTCGGCTGTTCTGCTGATTACCTGCTCGACATGACGGATGACCGACTGCCCAAGGTGGCTATTTAACTCGAATCCATCACGCATATCAAGTACCGCACCTTGAAATCACGAATACCATTGTCCACTGCTTCTCGGTGGCTGCAACGACCAACTTACCTGCACGTGTACGTGTCCAGTAGAAGGTAGACCGCGAGCTAAATCGAACGAACAGCCAGGGCGATGGACAACTAAAAGATGACAGCAGCTCACACGGGGCGCACATGCCAATTCGGTTCCTCCTAGCCGAATCACTCCTTTTCTCGCAATCCGCACAATGCAACAGCCATTCCATTTTGCTCATAACTGCGTGTGCGTCCTGCGTGGGTTGCTGGTAAGTGAAGGGAGGTAAAGCGTGGACAAACTCTATTTGAACACCGAAGAAGCCGCTGAATACGTCGGCATCGGAGTAAAGACCATGCGCGACATTCTCAACAGCCAAGACCCACCGCCATTTCTGCGCGTCGGCAACAAACGCTTATTGCAGAAATCGGCGCTGGCTGAATATTTTCACGAAAGGCAGGAAGTCAAATGACCACGAAAACAAGAGCGGCGCGGCATCGCTGCAACGATAACCGCGCCAAAACCCGTACCTCGCAAGGTACAGCCACAAGGCACAGTATAGCGCAAGACTTCGAGCGCGGCTCGATGATCGCGGCAATCGTCATGGCGCTGTTCTTCGGCGCGGCGATGCTCATGTGGGCGGTGTGTGCGGTATGACCGAGAGTTTGTATGAGCGACCGCGCATCAACCCGCTTCTACGCTGGTATCTGCGCAGCGTGCTCGACGTGATGAAAGACACAAACTGCGTGTTACCGATGGGCGTTATCCGCTATTGGGACGCGAACGACGTTAAACACGAGCTACAGATTATCAACGGCGATTGGCTAGAAACGAGGGCGGCGCAATGAGAGTACCGACACTAATACCACCCGGCATCGAAGCGGCTGCGTGGCGGTTCGCTAAGGCAAGTTTGCGCGACGGCCACGGCAAATACGCTTCAACGATGCTTGCGCGTGAGGGCGTACCGCGAATCATCGAGTTTTACGACAACGACGGTACGCAGCACTTCTGCGAAAACATCAAAGGCTGCTGGTACGAACTATTTGATGACTTGGACGGTGATTCAGATGCCCAGTAACTATCCCGATGGCGTGGACGGCACGCATCCTTATTTCAATGAACCAGAAGCCGAGATTATCGACACCGAAGCAGAAGCCGAAGCGATTAAACGATTGGCTGTTGCTCAGGCGCTTTACAAGGTCATAAAGCAGGAAGTCGGCACGGGCGATGAATACAACTTGCGCGGCGTTGTCGATGGCATCATGGCAGAGCGTTTCAAACAAGCTAAGAAACTCGGTCTTGCGCCGAAATCCTTTGACGTGGAAGTAGACGGCGAGAAGGTCGGCACGTACAGCATCACGACAACGAAAGCGAAACCCGCCGAGACGCGCATGGAATTGCAAGTCGATGACAAGACCGAGCTATTCGAGTGGGCGCTGAAACTCGGATATGTGGACGTTGACATGAACCTTGTACGCGATCATTTCGACCGCACGGGCGAGGTTCCCGATGGTTGCGAATTGATACCAGTAACCACACGCGCCGTTGACGGCGGCAAGATTTCACGCACGACGTTGCGCATTGACCCAGAAGCCGTGGCGTATTCGCTGGGCGCTGAGTTGGGCGATGTGGCATATCACTTACTTGGGGGTGAAGAATAATGGGCGTTTCCGTTCTAATCCTCGGACACAGCGGTTCGGGGAAGTCCACCAGTTTACGCAACTTCAACGAGGGCGAAGTAGGCATTTTCAACGTTGCCGGAAAGCCGCTACCGTTTCGCAAGAAGCTGACCAAGCTCGACAAGGCGGCATACAATCAGATTCACAATTCGTTGGCGAAAAACGCTATGCGTGCTTACGTCATCGATGACGCGAACTATCTAATGGCGTTTCAGAACTTCCGACTTGCAAAGCAAACAGGCTACGGCAAGTTTACCGATATGGCTGTTAACTTCGAGCAGCTACTAGAAGCGGCGAACGATACCAATTCAGACACAATCGTTTATTTCTTCATGCACCCCGACTACGACGAAGCAGGGCGCATGAAAGCAAAGACAATCGGCAAGATGCTCGACAACCAACTGACCATCGAGGGCATGTTCCCGATTGTGTTGCTCGCTGATCGTGACGATAGCGGGTTCCATTTCATCACCCAGAGCGACGGCACGACACCAGTTAAAACCCCGATGGGCATGTTTGAAGAAGCAATGGTGGACAACGACTTGAAGCTGATTGACTCAGCGATTCGCGATTACTGGGACATGCAACCGATTGACAGCAAAAGCGGCGATAAAGCCGAGTAGAGAAAGGATTTACAAATGCCTAAGAATTTCGACATGAACGCTTACAACGAAGCAGAAGCGTCCACTGGTAGTGACTTCCAGAGAATGCCAGCAGGCGGTTACGTCGTGGCAATTCAGGCTGTCCGCACGAAGGGCAACGATTACGGGCGCGAAATCGACTACCCCGAAGAGAAGCAGTACGTGAAGCTGATTTACGACATTGCTGAGGGCGATTTCGCTGGCAAGTATTCCGAAAACTACTGGATTGGCGAGGACAAGGACTTTGGGCATCAGATTTACTTGTCCTGGAAGAACATGGGCGCGTTCAAGGGCAGTATCAAATGCATCGAGGACAGCAATCCAGGGTTTGACGCAATGGCGGCGTTCACGGCTGACAAATGGGAATTGTTCATCGGCAAGCAAGTGGGCATCGTGCTTGGCGAAGAAGAATACCTCGGCAACGATGGCAGCGTGAAAACGCGCTTCGGGTTCCCGCGTCTTAAGACCGTGCAGGACATTCACAACGGGCGCTTTAAGGTTCCACCGCTCAAGAAGCTCGACGGCGGCACGGCGCAAACGTCCACTACTACGGCGGCAGAGAAAGCGGACACGACCGATGACGTTTACAGCGATGTGCCGTTCTAATCATGGGCGCGGAAATTCGGATTGATACCCGGCAGCAAGCAGGAAAGCACGAGAATAAACATGAATGGTGGGCGCTTCACGGAGTGCCCACTGTCCGCGTCAAGCTTGATTTCGGCGATTACATGACAGATGGCTCGAACCGCTCGATTGACACGAAGCGATCAATTGACGAAATCGCGCAGAACATCAACGGCAAGCAGCACGGCAGATTCAAGCGCGAATGCCAACGGGCGGCGGCGGCTGGCTATCGGCTCGTGATTCTCATTGAGAACGAGGACGGCATTACCGACTTCGACAGCTTGCAGGCGTGGACAAACACGCATTGCCGCTACTGTGTTCACTTCAATAAGAAAGCGTGTGACCCATGCGACAACGGCGAGAAATGCCGCAAGCACGGCACGCGCAAGCCGATTCAGGGCGAGCGGCTAGCCAAGGCGATGCAGACCATGACAGAGCGTTATGGCGTGCTGTTCGCGTTCTGTCATCCGAAAGAGTCAGCGAAGATTATTTGCGAGTTGTTGGGGGTGAAATATGACAATCAAAGCAATTGAAACCGAGTACAACGGTTATAAATTCCGCTCACGGCTCGAAGCTAGGTGGGCGGTAGCTTTCGATGCTATGGGCATTAAATACGAGTATGAGCCAGAAGGATTTGATTTAGGTGATGGCGTTTACTACCTTCCTGATTTTTTGCTTCACGGAATTAAAGGTAGGCATAAAAAAGGAGATGCGCCTTGCGATATTTGGGTTGAGGTTAAAGGTGCTTCCAGCTATCACGAAATAAGTAGCGAAGATTTAGATAAAATCAATCGCTTTACTGGTTGGCATGAGATAAACGTCGCTTTAAAAGAAGCAGCGAAAAACGGCTCTTCTCGTTGGTTCGACTACGATGGCGATATGAGCTTGTACGACAAAATGACAAATGAATACCCGTCGCTTTATGTCGTTGGGAATATACCAAATCCATCAAATGATCGATGGAGTGATAGCTGTTACGACGTTATGGTTGACATTGGAAACAGTGACCCGTATTTATTCACGTGCGCAATTATGGATGGTGACCAATTTGGATTAGCTTTATGCGTTGATGATTCTGGTGAGCCGTGGCTTATAGATGCGAATTACAACCAGACTTATCCAGACAAAGAAAAAACGGATAAGGCTTACGCAATGGCACGTCAAGCACGATTCGAGCACGGCGAAACGCCAGTGATTCATCATGAGTAGCGAATTCCTCGAAGCTGCTTTGCTTTACGCTTCGATGGGTTGGCCTGTTTTTCCTTTGTGGCCGAAATCAAAAGACCCGGCAACAACGCACGGATTCAAAGACGCTGTTACCGATGAAGAGCAAATAAAACGATGGTGGACGGCGAAGCCGAATTACAACATCGGCATAGCTACGGGTAATGGGTTGTGCGTTATTGACGTTGACGATAAACCAGATAAACATCCCGTGCTTGGTTCTGACATGTTGCGCGATTGGGAATTAGATCATGGCGAGATTTCCGAAACGTGCTGTGCGAAATCTGGCACGGGCGGTATGCACTATTACTTCAACGTCGGCGATACGCACATCAGCGGTTGCCAGAGTGATACGATTTTCATTGACTTGCGGTGTGACGGTAACTATATCGTTGCACCGCCGAGCATTCATCCCGATACTGGGCAACCGTACACGTGGGACATTTCGCCCGAAGATATGCCGCCAGCAAAGGCAACAGCTACAGATAAGGCGTGTATTCAATGGGTGTACGACAATCGGCGCGGCGCTAACAAAGACGGCAAAACCGATACGCATATTCCAGGCAGCAAGATTAAAGAAGGTGAAGGGCGCAACGAATTTCTGTTTAAGCAAGGTCGAAGCGCACGTGGCAAAGGCGCAGACGATGACACAGTAGCAGCGTTTTTGATTGCGTTAAATCAATCGAAGTGTTCACCACCGCTTGACGATGCGGAGTTATGGAAAACAATTGGCTCTGTGTGCTCTGTTCCTGCTGGCATGAGTGAAGAAGCGAAAAAGCAGCGCGGCAGACCACGTAAATTCGAACACAACAAAGTTGCTCGAAAGCTCATTGATGAGTATGGCGCTTGTCTGCTCGATGGCGAAACACCTGCAATACGCGACGGTGGGCGCTACCGTGTCGGTTGGGACGCATTCGACAGTGTAATCATTGACATGCACGACGATTGCACCATGACGAACCGCAAAGAAGTTAAAGCCTACATACAGGCGAAAGCGGAAACGAAACGACAATCATCGCCTTACCTGATCGCGTTCAAAAACGGTGTGCTCGACGTTCGCACGCTCGAATTTAGGGATTGGCAGAATGATGACATAATCCCGAACGTCATACCGCATAACTGGAATCCTGACGCACGCAGCGAACTACTTGAAAACGTTTTATACAAGATGGCTTGTCAAGACATGGCAACATATCTCAACTTATCGGAGTTCATCGGCGTTTGCATGGTGCGGAGCGCAAAACTCTGCCCGTTCTTTCCAGTGCTTATTGGTGTTGGCAGCAACGGAAAGTCAACGTATATCGAATTGCTTAAAGATGTTGTCGGCGAAGAGAACATAAGCGGATTACAGCCGAAAGATATAACAGCGCGTTTTCTCAGCTCGCATATCGTGGGCAAAACAGCGAATTTGGGTGACGATATCGCTAGCGGTTATCTCGATGATCGTGATTGTGCGGTAATCAAGTCGATAGCTACTGGTGACTTAATGTTTACCGACGTGAAAGGCGGTAAGGGATTTCATTTTCAGCCGTACTGCACAATGGTATTCAGTTGCAATCAGTTCCCGCGACTAGCAGACACAACACCGGGTTTCATGCGACGGCTATTCCCGATTGAGTTCAACGCCATATTTAGCGCAGAAGATGACGATTATGACCCGATGATTGGCGATAAGCTACGCGAAGAATCGGTGCTTGAGTACGCTTGTGTAATCGGAGTTGAAGGATTGCGGCGAATCATCGAGCAGAACAGGCCAACTCCGAATGAAATGTCTGAGTCTATGAAGGGCGAAATTGCACGCGAAGGAAACACTGGCTTGCAATGGTTCAACGATGACCAGATAACCGCCGAGCATCTAATCGGCATGACCAAAGAAGAAGCGCACAAAGAATACCTTGCATGGTGTGAGCGGAACGGATACTCACGAACCGCGATGGGTAGCGGCGCAATCTCAGCACTAATTGGCACGTATTACCGCTTGAAGTGTACGAAATGCGACCATCGTGAGTATGCAGGTGAGCGCAAAACGGTGAAGGTTTACGAGCCGAAGGTGCAAACAGGTGCCGCGCAATAGCGCAGGTCAATGCAGAAATATGACAAGGTGGCACGTTGGCACGCGCCTATTCTTAACTAAATAAAAAGAAAGAATAAATAAAAGTATAGGTACACGCGCGCGCGAGAGAGTGCCACCACCTTTAAGGGGCAATAATGACCAACAACGAGACGATCAATTGGCACGACTACAAACCCGGCGATGTGCAGAGCAAGCTACACCGCCTGTTTCGACACAGTGATAGTGAGGAAGTGGACAACATGAGCGTGCGAATCGGCACGGTTATCACGTTCCCAGACGTGAAACCCGACAAAGCGCAAGTGATGAAAATCGCGGAAGAGTGCATGGAGGTTTTCGCGGAATGGCAGATTCTACCACGTGGACTTGAAGCGGAAAACTGCTCATACCTCGTAGCTGAATGCGCCGACCTCATCACGGCGATTTGCAACCTGCTCGCCGCGCTAGGCGTGGACGATATGCGCGGCGCGATGGCTGAGTGTGAGCAGAGGAATAGGGAGCGGGGGCGGTTGTGATGCAATACGAAGAATTTCTAGCATCGAAGCGCATAGCGCAAAAACCACACGGATTCGAGCCTGAAAACTTGAATCCGTTTTTGTTTGACTTTCAACGCGATATTGTAACGTGGGCATGTCGCAAAGGCCGTGCGGCTGTTTTCGCCGATTGTGGCATGGGCAAGACAATCATGCAGCTATCGTGGGCAGAGCAGGTTTGCAATCACGTAGGCGGTATGGTTTTGATTGTCGCGCCATTGGCGGTTGCTGCGCAAACTTGCCGCGAGGGTCACACGTTCGGCATTCACGTGAACAAGGCACGGACGGCAGACGACTTGCAACCAGGCGTGAACATCACGAATTACGAAATGCTGACACACTTCGAAGGAGTGGACTTTAACGGCGTGGTGCTCGATGAATCGTCAATTCTGAAAAGCTATACGGGCGCGATTCGAAACCAAATCATCAGCATGTTTAAGTTCACGCCGTTTCGATTGGCTTGCACCGCGACACCAGCACCGAACGATTACATGGAGCTGGGCAACCATTCGGAATTTCTCGGATGTATGGATAGAACCGAAATGCTCGCTATGTTCTTTATCCACGATGGCGGCGATACGTCGAAATGGCGGCTCAAGGGTCATGCGTCATCGAAGTTTTGGGATTGGGTAGCGTCGTGGGCGTGCATGGTAACAAAGCCATCAGATTTAGGTTACGACGATGGCGATTTCGAATTACCAGAATTGAATATCAATACTCATGTGATCGAAAGCGGCATGAATCAAGAGGGGCGATTGTTCGCCGTCACCGAAACGACGCTATCAGAGCAGCAGAAAGCACGGCGAAATACCGTGGAGATAAAAGCCGACATGATAGCGGGGTATGTCAATTCATCCGATGATTCGTGGCTCATATGGTGTGACCTTAACGCGGAATCAGAGCATTTGGCGCTATCGATACCTGATGCTATCGAGGTTCGCGGTGCTGATACGGCAGAACACAAAGAAGATGCGATGCTTGGTTTCGCCGATGGGAAATACCGTGTGTTGGTCACAAAGCCGTCGATAGCTGGTTTCGGTATGAACTGGCAACACTGTCACAAGATAGCGTTTTGCGGCATGTCGCACTCATATGAGCAGTTTTATCAGGCCGTACGGCGGTGTTGGCGTTTCGGTCAAAACAAACCAGTGGACGTTGAGATATTCGTTACTGACCTCGAACAGTCAATTGTCGATAACGTCATTCGGAAAAAGGACGATAGCGAGGGAATGCGCGTCGAAATGCTATCTCGCACGTCGAAGATTAAGGAAGATTCGATCATGACAGAAAGAAATGATGCGGTATACGTCGAGGATGACCGTCACGGCGAAGGATGGACAATGTTACTCGGTGATTGTGTTGAGCGCATTAAGGAAATCGAGAGCGGCACAATCGGCTTTTCGGTGTTCTCGCCGCCATTTGCAAGTCTTTACACCTACAGCAACAGTGACCGCGACATGGGCAACAGTAAGACAGATGAAGAATTCGCCGCGCATTTCCGATACCTCGTGGACGAGCTTTACCGCGTGATTATGCCTGGGCGCTTGGTTTCATTCCATTGCATGAACCTACCGACTTCGAAAGAGCGCGACGGGTTCATTGGCATTAAGGATTTTCGCGGCGAATTAATCCGCATGTTCCAGGATGCGGGTTTCATCTATCACAGCGAAGTGACAATCTGGAAAGACCCAGTGACGGCGATGCAGCGCACAAAGGCAATCGGACTTCTCAACAAGCAGAAGAACAAGGACAGCACGATTTCACGCCAGGGAATCCCTGACTATCTCGTAACGATGCGCAAACCCGGCGATAACCCCGAACCAGTCACGCACACGAACGATGATTTTCCAATCAGTGTATGGCAGAAGTACGCATCGCCCGTATGGATGGACATTAACCCGTCGAACACGCTGCAATACCGCGCAGCTCGTGAAAACTCGGACGAGCGGCATATTTGCCCGTTGCAGCTTGACGTTATTGAACGCGCTATCAAGTTATGGAGCAATCCAGGTGATTTGGTGCTTTCACCATTCGGCGGCATCGGCTCTGAGGGTTACGTTGCAATCAAGGACGGGCGCGAGTTCATTGGCATCGAGCTGAAAAAGAGCTATTTCGATTTGGCGTGCAAGAACCTGAATGCAGCCGTCGAGGAATCACAGACGTTAACGCTATTCGATATGAAGCAGGTGATTTAGGTGGCTGGTATCGAGTTCGCTGGAAAGCGCGTATATCTCTCTGGCCCGATGACTGGGATAACCAACTGGAATCGTGAAGCGTTCGACGAAGCGGCGCGTTACTTACGCTCAATGGGCGCTAAGGTGTTTAATCCCGCGTTCAACTTGCCAACTGGCGAACCATTGCCACATGGCTATTACATGGCGCGTGATATTCACGAGCTGACCGACAACATGAACGGGAAGCCTTTTTATGACATTCTCGCTCAATTGCCAGGATGGGATAAATCGAACGGCGCTCAAGTTGAGATGATCGTCGCTAAAGCGTGCGGCATCGAAGTAGTGAGCGTATGAAACTAACCGAAAACCAGCTCGCATTCGACATATTCACCACACCGACCAACACGCCTGGTAATTGCCCACACGAACAGACCACCGTGGACATTGGCGGTGGGAAGTCGCTGTGTGAGTTGCTAACCGCGTGGACGAATTGCCGCGAAATGGGGCATTGCGTGTACGAGTCAATCAGAAGGGGGTGATTACATGGCTCGAAACGTCTGCTTACTAGACGTGGACAGCAAAATACCGAATCTTGCGCTAATGCGTGCGAGCACATGGCACAAAGAGCGCGGCGATAACGTGAAACTCGGATATGAACCGCTGCTCGACAATCCAGACTTGTGCTACGCAAGCAAGATTTTCGACTACACGTCTGAACCGATGTACATGCCCGATTGCGAAACGCTCAAAGGCGGCAGCGGTTACGACTTGCACGCGCAAATGCCGTTCGAGAATTACGACCGCATAATGCCCGACTACTCGTTATATCCGCAATTCGATTACGCGCTTGGCAGGTTCACGCGAGGTTGCCCGAACAATTGCCCGTGGTGCGTTGTGCCTAAGATGGACGGTAACGAAGTGCGACACGTGGCAGATTTAACCGATTTCTGGTGTGGACAGAAAACCGTGCGGCTGCTTGACGATAACATCATGGCAGATGCCGACGAGTTTACCCGTGATTGTGGACAGTTGGCGCGTGCTGGTGTCCACGTCATCTGGGAAGCACTCGACATTCGCTTGATTACAGACCAAACAGCGCAGGCGCTCGCAAGCGTGAAAGCGGCGAAATCGATCCATTTTGCATGGGACGGTCACGGGCAAGATGATGCGATTGTGCGCGGTATCGACACGTTGAAGCGGCACGGAATAAAACCGTGGCGGCTCATGTTCTACGTGCTCGTGGGTTTCAACACGTCGCAAGAGTACGACATGCACAGAATCATGACACTGCACAAGTTAGGCGCAAACCCGTTCGTGATGCCGTTCGATAAGTCAGACCCATACCAAAAGCATCTAGCGCGTTGGTGCAATAACAAGTTCATCTTCAAATCGACAACGTTTGATGAATACGAACCGTGGATAAAAGCGTGTGAGCAAATCAGACAGCGATAACGGCACGCAAACACACAAATACGACTAACTAACCGAATACAACGCAAACGCGCTCTCAGCAAAGCGAGAGGGTGCTTAAACGCGATTTCTAAGGAGGTTGCACGATGGCAATACGCACGCAACCAGAAAGGAGAGCTACACCGTGGGCATTCACGATTACAACCCTGCTACTTTTTCTCGCCGCTTCAAGGCTGCTATGGCTGATCGTGGCGCAACCGTTAAAGGCGTGGCGGCGGTTACGAAGATAAACGAGAACACGCTATGGAATTACGCAGCACGCCGAACGCAACCGACCGCGCCGAAAATCTGCGCGATAGCTGACGCGCTCGACGTGAGCGCCGATTACCTGCTGGGAAGAGTGGACAGATGACCGAATCACAGCCGATACGCGGCGCGATTCGATGGTCTGAGGGTATCGATACCGAGCTGGCATATTCGCGCGTGCTAGAGGACGGCACAGAGCGGCATATTGACAGCATCGAATTAGACGGCGTGCGGTGGATTCGTGCGCCGAAGAGAGATAGGGAATGTGAATGGATGAACGAGTGAAACCGTGCCCGTGGTGCGGCGAATACCCAAAGATTGCAGAAGATGGCGGCAGTGCTGGCCCGTGGTTCTGCGTGTGGCATGATTGCCCGCCCGTAGAAGGCGGTAAAGCGCGGCATTACGGAGAGTCGCTTGGCTGCATATCCATATCGACAGCATGGTTCCACACCGAAGCCGAAGCCATCGCCGCATGGAACACCCGCGCCGAGCTGGGGAGCGAGCGAGAGAAGCAGCTCGAAGAACTCGTGCGTGATGCATATTGGCTAATCGCCAGGGCGGTTTGGACACACGTCAGCCAAGACAAATTTGCGGCTGACTGGACTGAGCGCATGAGCGTTCTAGGAATAGAGGTGGACTGATGACCGACAACCGAACGACCGAGCTGCGCGAGAAGCTGACGGAGTGCGGCGTGGAGTACGAAGCCGACGACTACAAAACTTATGCGTACACGTACTGGGGTGATTGGGCGTATTGCGAACCACTTGACGCTAAACCTGGGACGCTAGGCGCTCAATGCGAGCTGATGCTCATACCAGCTACGCCCGAGCAGGCCATAGCCGCGACGATGGGGAGCGATGAACCACCATACGACGAGCTTCTGCGCTGCCTTGAAAACGACTGGCACATCAGCGCAAGCTGGGATGGCCTGCGCAAGTTCTGGTGCATCGAGTTGACCGAAGAGGGCGTGCGGATGCGCGATGCCGAGCTGGGGAGCGGGACGTGCGAGCTGACAGAAACCGACAGCTACAGCAACGCCAATGAAGTCATACACGTGCTCGAATGCTCTGAATGTGGCGAGACGCGATGCCCGCATTCTGGGCGCAAGGCGGTGAGCGCATGAGCGACCACGACTGGGAAACGACCGCCGAAATAGTCACCCGCGATATCGCTGTGAGGGTCGAATGCCCGAAGTGCGGGGTAGAAACCGATTTCGAAATAACTGATTTCGATTACGACGACCTCTGGTATGGGCAAGAAAGCTTTATCTGCCCTGGGTGTCATGAAACTGTTGGAATCTACGGGGTTTGGAGGGGATAACGTGAAGAAACGCTTCGACTGGTGCGACGCTCAATGCGAGTGGGTTCACGAAGGTCTGCCTTACGCATTCGCCCGCTTCAAGTGCGCGAACCAGAGCACGTGCTACACAATGAGCTGGCTACCGCAATTCTGCCCCGTGTGCGGCGGCAAGCTAACCAAGGAAGCCAAAGCTCGATACGGGGTGAGGGAATGAGACGGCAGAACGCAGACTCACGACGCACGCCGCGCTGGTGCAACACGTCGCGCCTGATTGCTGGTACGCGCTGCAACGGGTGCGATTACCTCGAAGTGCTGTTGCGCAAGCACCGTTTTTACACCGAGGAACATTACTACTGCAACTATCGCGGGTTCTTTCTAGACCCGCACAAGGATGATTGCCCGAAAGGGGATGATTAAATGCGATGCCCTTTGAAAGAGGACAACTTCGGCAGAATGCCCGAATGCAACAGCGATTGTGCGTGGCGCATGACTTACATACCAGCTCCGAGCGGATTGGACATGCCCGTTACGAGCAGTTGCGCGATTGCTGTTCTTGCGCAAGGAGCCGACAACGTTTACGGAATCATGTTTGAGCGGGAGGTAGACGATGAATAACCTCGAATGGCTCTACGAGCACGAGCGCGACAAGCTGGTGAAGCTGCTCACGGGAGAATACATTTCGTGCGATATGTGCTACTACCGCCACGATTATCCTGATTGCGGCGGCGAATGCGAAAGAAACGTGCGCGAATGGCTTGATGACGTGCATTCAGAGCAAATCCCAGATAGAGGCGAGCACGTGGACGCACCGAGCAAGCCAATCAGCCAATCCGACGGACTGGAAACAGCAGAATCGGGCGAAACCGCTACAACGAAGCGCGATATGCACGACTTCGGTGATTCACGCGAGAGGTTGAAGAGCGATGCCTACCGTCTCATGTGTGACACATGGAATAAGGGATTGGTGTTCGCGAAGCGCCCCTACGAAGATATACCGCTGGACGCGGTTATGTGGAAGTTCGGCGACATGCTCAACCTGCTCGACCGCCAAGCGGCGATAACCGAGCGCGAAACCGAGAAGAAGTGGAGTTGCTTTTCTGATTCAGCGGATGGGCATATCGCCGAGCTGACCAATCAGCTCGAATCAGCACACGCCAAGAACCGCGCACTCAAAGCGCACATAGCCAAGATGCAAGAAGGGCGGCATGGTTGGCACATCAAAGGCAAGGAGCTGCAACAACAGGTGGAAACCATGCGCGATGTTATACGCGAGTTTCGTGATGAACGCGACCACTACATCGAGCTGTTCCATGAGCAGGAGCGAAGGGCGAATGAGCTGCAATCACGCGATGCGAACATTGCGCGTGAAATCGGCACGCTGAGAGCCGAGCGCGACCGCTACCGCGAATTATGCGGCAAGCTGCTCGACGCTGCTGACGAAATGCGGCGGGTGCGCGATCAATTCGACGCATTCACGGAGGTGGACTGATGGGCATTAAGACAGACGAACGCCGAGAATACGACCGCAAGCTGGCTAGCAAGATTCGATATGTCATGTATCACCGGGGATTAACGACTGGCGATGTTGCGAGCATGACGAACATACCTGAGAACACATTGCGAAAGAATCTCTGCGGAGGGTTCTGCATAAGCGTGTACAACTTGCATCGTGTCTGCAACGCTCTTGGACTCGACGCGAATGTGATGATGGAGGTGGACAGATGAGCGACAAGCGCGTTGAATTGCTGTTTATCATCGCACGCACCGTGCTACGTTGTGAGCGCCTGTTGCTACGGCTTGGTGACATGGACGAAAGGCGCGTGCTGGCTCATAACGACGAGTGCATACGGCTCAATGGCGTGATGGAAGAAATACAATGAACGCACGCGAGAGATTCGAAGCCACGCGCAAGGCAATCCCGCGATTACACGACGTGCAGCTCGCAATCATGTACGAGTGCGACGATTGGAAACCGCCTGCTGTAAAAGCGCACACGCAGACAGCCGACCCGACAGCATCACGCGCAATCTACCGAGTGGACGAACTAGCCGAGAAGCTAGACGCATTACGCGCAGAAGAGCGCGAACTGGAAAGCTTGATTGGCGAAACGCTAGCGATCATCGCGGCGGTGCGCGATGGCTTTGGCGAGATATACGCGAACCTGCTGGAATGGCGCTATGTTGACCGCGTGTCGTGGAAAACCATTCACGATGACCACGGCATCAAGCGCGACAGAGGGCGTTACCTGCTTGATGTGGCGTTTGATTGGGTTGATAGCGTGGGCGTGAGTAGGCTGCTCCGTGGACAGACTGAGCTATAACGATTAGCCGTCGTGCTTTCGGGTGCGGCGGCTTTTTCTTTTTGCTACGCCTATTGTGGTGGACATTTGGGGCGCGGGGTGCGCTAAAACCGCATCACCTTGTGTTTTACCACCCCTGCGTGCTAAAATGCTTGTATGTTGAATTGTCTAGCCGCTCGAACCAGGGCGGCTTTTTTCATGCCTGCAATCAGAAACGGACTACCGATGAAGCGTGAAGAGCTGACCGAATTGGTGCGGCGCAACAATGCCGATACGCTTATCGCGCAGAGATTCCGCGAAGCCTTGCACCTACCGCACGCACGCGCACGTGGACAGTGGCGCGACAAGTCGCGTAAGGCTAGACGGTATCGCGGTGCGAAGAAGCTGATGGCGCAGAAGTACGGCGTGAAGCTATGAGCAAACCTAACCCACGCAACCGGAACGGCAGCGCAAGGCGCAAGCTGTCTGTACGATTACGCGCAGAAGGTCGCGGCTGTTGGATATGCCGAGCGTTCGGCAGACCTGACAGAATCGACTACGACTTACCCGCTGGTCATCCGATGTGCTTCGAGGTTGACGAGCTAAAGCCTGTCAGCAGATGGCGCGAGTTCGGCTATGCATCACCACAGCAGGCGGCATTGGATTACAGCAACGTAGACGCAGCGCATCGTGTCTGCAATCAATGGAAGTCGAACAAAAGCGATGATGAAGTGATCGCGATTGCAAGAGGACAACGCATGGTGAAAACAAAACCATTGCCGCAACCGTTTGAAGATTTTTAAAGGTGGCATAAAGGGGTCGAAAGAAAAGAAAAACCCGCCCCCTGGCATAGCACCTGCACTTGAAATCCAACAATCCACATCTAGGAGAAGCTATGGCACGAACCAAATCAAAGGTTCGGCAAGACTTCGCGTCCCTCGAAACCGCATGGAATGAGGGCGGCGAGCTTGCCGTTACTCGTCAAGCGGTGCGCAAATATGCGCAAGTAATAGACGTGACGGAATCAGGGCGCGACATGAAGCCGTTGATTTCAGGTATGTTCGAAGCAATCGACCGATTAAAGACACTTGAAGCAGTCGATGGAGCATCGAGCGAAACTCCACTCGCCGATATCCTAGCCGAAGCAGAAGCAGCGTTAGCGAATGCCTAGGCATGGAAACCAACGCCCAACATACTCATGGTGCGGAAGCTACACGCGCACGGAAGGTGGGCTTGCCGCGAAGCTGGCAGATTCATACGGTTTGCCACCATTCGAATGGCAGCGGTTAATTCTGAATGATTGGCTTGCAATTGGCGATGACGGCAAGTTACTGAATTCGTTGTGCGTGTTGCCAGTTCCACGGCAGAACGGAAAGACTGGTGTATGTGACCCGCGTGAAACATGGGGACTCGTCCATCGTGGTGAAGCAATATTGCACACCGCGCAGGAGTATCAAACTGCAAAAAAAGCGTTTGATCGCTTGCGTGTAAAGTTCGGCGAGAGAAAGAATGACCCGCACGCCCGATTCCCTGAGCTGAACGCAATGGTGAAGAAGTACACAACTAGCGCCAATCAGATGGTTTTGGACTTGAAGAACGGTGCTCACATCGAGTTTCGCACACGTGGCGCTAACACTGATATGGGGCGTGGCGGTACATTTGATTTGGTAGTGGTAGACGAAGCACAAAGCTATACAGACGCGCAGGATGCAGCGTTGTCACCGCTAAATTCTGCTGCGCCGACTGGCTCACCGCAAACAATCCTGATGGGGACAGTGCCAGACCCGGCAACAGCGTATAAGGGCGAGAAGTTCGCAAGCATCCGCGACAGCCTGCACACTGATCCGTACACTGGTGCTTGCATCCATGAGTGGAGTACGTCGAAAGTCGGCGATGTGATGGATGTTAGCCGATGGTATGAGAGCAACCCGTCTCTAGGTTTTCAATTGCTTGAATCGGCGTTGATGAAAGACGCACGCATGATGAGTGTGGACGCATTTGCACGCGAGCACTTGGGTTGGTGGCCTGAGATTATAAAGGTCAGTGCGGTTATCTGCGAAAGCGACTGGAACGCCTGCAAAGTGGACAATCCGCAGCGTGACGGCTTGCTCGTGTATGGCGTTAAATTCTCCCCAGACGGCGCTACAGGCGCTCTGGCAGCGTGCTACAAGCCTAATAACGGCGTGCCGTTCGTATATGTCGTGGACGTGAAATCGCTGTCACATGGTATCGGCTGGTTCGTGGACAGTCTCGCTCCACGTGCGAGCAAGGCCGCGCAAATCGTCATCGATGGGCAGAGTAACGCGCAGAACTTAAACGAACGATTACTTGCGGAAGGTGTCAGCTCGAAGGTGATTATCCGACCGCAGACCCGTGATGTGATAGCGGCGTGCTCGACGCTCGTGAACGCTGTTAAGGAGCGAAAAATCACACATTACGGGCAACCTGCGCTTGATGATTCAGCGATCAAGACGAAACGACGGCGAATCGGCAACAACGGCGGCTTTGGTTTCGAGTCAACCGATGAAGCAAGCGCCGAATTGATAGAAGCATGTGCGCTCGCGTATTGGGGCGCGATGACCACGAAACGCAACCCGAAAAGAAAGGCGGTTGTAAGGTGCTAACGATACCCGGACAGATCGCGTCGGCGGATGGTCTGCGTGGCGAGGACAGGGAGATTGTTCACGACCTGGTGAAAGCATGGCATGACCACCACAACCGCAATTTAATGCGGCATTGTTACTACGTCATGCACAATAGACTGGTGGATTTGGGCATTTCCATACCGCCGAAGTTGAAAAACCTGGATGCCGCGTGTGGCTGGGCGCAGAAAACCGTTGACGTGATGGTTGAGCATTCAATTTTCGACGGCTACACGGTGGGCGATGAAGAAGCGCAGGCACAGCTTGACGCTATCACGCGGCGCAACAAGATGCGCACGAAGTACCGCAAGGCAACGACCAGCGCGTTAGAGCAATCTTTCAATCTGTATTTCGTGAGCAGGGACGACAACGCGCACGCGCACGTTTCCGCATATCCAGCGCACGCTTGCGGCGTGATATGGGATGATGCGAACGACACTATCAAAGCGGCGATGTTCGTCGTTGATACCAAGAAAGACAGCATTACCGGGCGCGTGCTGCCGACGTGGATTAACGTTGTCACGCCTGAATACCTAATTCGCATCAAGAAGAGCGACGGCTCGACCTGGTACGTGGACGAATACGAGCCGCACGGCTTGGAGCATTTGCCCGTGTTCCTGGCGGCGTATAACGCGACGCTTGAGCGCCCATTTGGTCAATCTCGCATCACCCGTGAGGTCATGGGATATATCGATTCGGCGGTACGTGCGAACATCAACGAAGAAATCGCGTCTGCGTTCGCGGCAAGCTCGCAAAAATACCTGCTTGGCACCGATGGTGACCCGTTTGAGGATGTGGACAGGTGGCAAGCGTTCATCGGCGCTATTTTTAACATCGACATGACTGCTGATGGCACTGTTCCGCAGTTCGGGCAACTGCCGCAGCCGTCCATGCAGCCGATGACAGACCATTTCCGCAACCTTTGCGCGAAGATGAGCGCGGCAACGGGCATTCATGTATCGCAGTTCGGACTTGTCCACGATCAGCCAGCATCAGCAGAAGCAATATACGCTGAAAATTCGCCATTAATCCGCAAGGTGAAAGCGTGGCATAGCGATGTTGGCGATACGCTGACCGACGTTGCTATTGCGTGCTTGGCAACCGAGCAGGACACGACATTTGACAGCGTGGACATGAGCGGTTTGGAGATTCAGCCGCGCTTCATGAATCCTGCAATGCCCACGTTGGCGCAGATGACCGATGCGAGCGTAAAGATTGCGAGCGTTGTTCCCGCATATGCGAGCACGCCGACGTTCTGGCGCTTGAACGGGTTCACTGACGAAGAGGTAATTACCGTCATGCGCGAATTGCAGACGGCGCAAGCGCAAGAAGCGTCTAACGCGATGGTTTCCACGCTGTTTGGTGGTGGCGTAAATGCAGATACCGCGTAGCTACATCGAGGATTACAGCAAGGCGCTAAACGTTGTCAGCGAGCAAGCACGCGAACGGCTTATTGAAGCGTTGAGTCAAATCGACTACACAGCCGATGTTGCCGACATTCGAGAAGCCGTTATCGCAATCATGCAGCGAGCTTGCGGTGCATCGTCCACGCTTGCGGCGCGGCTTGCAGCCGAGTTCTACGACGGCTTGAGAGTGCGTTTCGGCATCGATGAGGGATTCAGGGCAGAAGTGGACAGCAGGCGCGAGCCAGAAGCCACTAGCGGCGCTGTGAGGGCGTTTGCCGACAAGCTAGACGATTCAATGCCGAATGTGAGCGCGTTTCAACAGCTTTGCGAGGACAGAATCGACTATGAGACACGGTTAGCTGCAAATAAATGCATCGAGCACAATGCAAGGCGTGACCCGAAAAAGCCAAAATGGGCGCGGATACCGACAGGCGCGGAAACCTGCCCATTCTGTATCATGCTCGCTTCTCGTGGTTTCGTGTACCACTCTGAGGAAACCGCGTCGCACGCGCACGCGCATTGTGATTGTCGTGTCGTGCCGTCGTGGGATAAATCGCCGAAAGCACAAGGCTATGACCCAGATGCTTATTACGACGAATGGGTTGAGAGCGGTTTTAAGCCGTCATCTGGTGGCGGTAGCGGTGAGAATGCGAAACGTGTTGTAAAAGACCTCGGACGCGGCGGTAAGTTCCTCGACAGCGGCATTAGCGGTATGAACGAGTACTTACGTTCAGCTAAATCGCTTGATGAGTTATACGAACGTGCCGAAGAGGTATTGAACGATATCAACGAACGATGGAACGGCGATAGCTCCATGTTCGCATCAGCATCAGAGACAGCAAAGCAAATGCGCTCGAAGCTTTCATAACCAAGGAATCAAGCCATCCGCACGGGTGGCTTTTTTCATATATGGCCGCTCATGGTGATGGACGTGGGCGGCTTTTTCATTCATGCCCTGCACAGGGCGATAACTTGCGCTGCACAGCGCGGAAAGGCGGTCGAAATGGCTGATGAAAACAAAGTGGACGTAACCGAGCCGAGCGAACCTGCACAGGATGACGGTAAGGATTACAAAGCGATGTACGAAAAAGCTCTCAGCGAATCCCGCAAGTGGGAATCCCGCTCGAAAGCCAACGCAGAGAAAGCTAAGAAATACGACGAGCTGGAAAACGCCAATAAGACGCTTGAAGAGCGCGTGGCATCCATCGAAGCGACTAACAAGGCGCTAGAGGATGAGAAGGAACGCGCCGAGCTGGTGAAAGCTGTCGCAAAGGCTACTGGCGTGCCAGAGAGCATCGTGTCCACGCTGTCTGCAACAGACGAAGAAGCGATGACCGCGCAGGCGCAAGCAATCGCCGAAAACTACAAGACTCCTGGCGGCGCACCGAAAGCGCCCGAAGCTGGGATATTCCCGCGTGACGCATCTCAGGCGAAAACCGCAAAACAGCAGTTCGCCGAAGCGTTGGAAAACGCGGGTTTCTAATAAATAATCGATAAAGAAAGAGGTACATCATGACTGCTACCGTTCCTACTGTTGACACTCCTGCCAACGTTTACCGTGGCACTTCCAACATTGCTCTCCCTGCTGACGTTTCGCAGGAAATTTGGGGCGCTGTCCTCGAAGAGTCTGCATTCATGCAGCTTTCGCGTCAAATCACCATCCCCGGTACTGGTACGACCATTCAGACCATCACGGGCGAGCCTGCCGCTGACTGGGTTTCCGAAACTGCCGCGAAGCCTGTTTCCGCGCATACGTTCAACAAAAAGTCGCTCACTCCGTACAAGCTGGCAGTAATTGAGCCGTTCTCTATGGAGTTCATCCGCGACAAGAACGCGCTGTACGACGAGTGCGTGCGTCGTTTGCCGTACGCCATCGCTGCCAAGTTCGACAGCACCATCATGGGCACGACCGCTCCGGGCACTGGCTTCGATGTTCTGGGCAGCGCAACGGCTGTTTCGCTGAATCCTGGCGCTGGCGCTACCGTTTATGATCAGTTCGTAACCGTGGACGGCAACATTGCTGCTGCTGGCGGCATCATGAACGGCATCGTGCTTGCTCCGCAGGGCAAGTCTAAGCTGCTCGGTGCTGTTGATGGCGATAAGCGACCGCTGTTCACCGCTGGCGTTGATTCTGGCGAACTTACCCCGATTCTTGGCGCTAAGACGCTCGTTAACAAGCATGTTTACAAGGCTGGCACCGCTGGCTCTCCTGGCACGCCTGCTGTTGTCGGCATCGCTGGTGACTTCTCTGATGCTGTTTACGGCATCGTTGAGGGCATCAACATCGACATTTCGCGTGACGCTACGCTCGTCACCACGGGCGGCGTTATCAGCCTGTTCCAGCAGAACATGGTTGCCGTGCGCGTTGAGTGCGAGGTTGCGTTCGGCGTTAAGAGCGCGTCTGAGTTCAACCTGCTCACTGGCGATGTTCCCAGCGCCTAATCATGGCTGTGCTGATTGCGCCTAATGGTGTGATTGTTAATGCGAGCGAGCAGGACACGCCAATCCTGCTCGCTTCTGGTTACACCAGGGCAGACGAAAAACCAAAGGCACAAGCAAAACCGAAGCGCACGACCGCGCGCAAGAAACCCGCTACGAAGGAGTAACGATGGCATACGCGGATGTATCCGATTTGGAGGTGCGGTGGCGCACGCTCACCACAGACGAGCAAGAACGCGCAGAAGCATTGCTAGACGATGCATCCGCGATGCTCGACGCTTACGTAACAGTGGACGAAACCAACGAGCAGCAGATGAAGCTGCTAAAAATCGTCGTGTGCAACATGGTCGAACGCGCAATGTCCACGGGTGGTGACATATTCGGCGTGACTCAGCAGAGCATGACGGCTGGCCCGTATGCGCAGACGTTCAACTATGCGAATCCAACTGGCGATTTGTACATCACGAAATCAGAGAAACGCTTGCTGGGCATCAGCGGCACAGGCAAAGGCCGCACGATCATGTACGCGATGGCTGGTGATGACGATGAGGGGAATTAGCGTCATCGTCCGCACGCCAAACGGCACCGAGTTAGACCGATTCGGCAACGAGCAATACGTATTCACCGAGAGCACAGTTGATGATGTTCTGGTAGAGCCTGGTGCTAACGAATCGCTCGAAGCATCACGGCCAGAAGGCGTGCTAGTCGCTTACACGCTACACTTCCCGAAAACCTTTACCGATTCGCTCGAAGGTTGCGAGGTCGAATTGCCAACACCGTGGGCAGGTGTTTATCGCGTCGTAGGCGAGCCAGGGCGCTACATGAACGCCAATACGCCTACGCGCTGGAATTTGCCCGTGGAGGTCGAGAGAGCTTATGGCTGATTCTGAATTCAAAATCGATAAAGACAAGCTGTGGCGGCTCGTATGCAAGCAAGACGAAACTTACCAGCTCGTTCGAAACGAAGCGGACGCAATGGCTGGCAGGGCGAATGACATGAGCGCGGGTTTCCGTACTGCGAAGTACCATCCAGACCATAAATCACCGGGTGTTGGTGGCACTCAGCCTGTTTATAGGTCGAACACTCGCCGAAATCCAACTGTGCCTGTTGGCCTTGTATACACGGGCAACTACGCAGCTCAGAAGGACAACCACTTGCATAACACGCTGCTCAAGGCGTTGAGATAGGAGGGCGCATGTACAGCGTAACCGAAGAGTTCGTTAGCTGGCTCAACGCGCTTGGCTACCGTGCGTCAACCTACCCGCCGAAATCAGGCGATGAGTTCGTGACGGTCGAGCGCACGGGCGGGGCGGTCGTGGACATGGTTGACCATCCTATGATGGCTGTCCAAACGTGGGCGAAAACGGCACCGCGAGCCGAGGAAATGGCGAACGAGATACGGCTTGCAGCCACTACTGGCGAGCTACCGAGCGGAGTTCACCGCATCGACGTGAATTCTGGGCCGTATTCGTTCTACGACGAATCGACGCGCCTGCCGCGTTACCAAGTCGCGTTTGATGTGACATGTCAGCTCACAGATTAACCAATCAATCAATAACAAAATAAGGAGGTAGCTTTATGGCTACTATGGACGCGAGCCAAGTTACTGTTGGCTCTGCTAAGGCTACTGGCGCTATTTTCGTGGCTCCAAAGGGTACGACGCTGCCCACAGACGCAACGACAACGCTGCCTGTCGCTTGGAAGCTGCTTGGCTTCACGAGCGATGCAGGCGTGCAGATTTCGGAATCGTCCAGCTCTGAGAGCATTCGTGCTTGGGAAGGGCGCACCGAGGTCTACAACGTCAAGACCGAGTACACCGAGAGTATTTCGTTCATGCCCATTCAGTGCAACGCCGAGGTTGCGAAGCTCACGTGGGGCGATGACTACGTGATCGTGGACAGCAATACGGGCGCTCTTACCGTGAAGCATCACGGCAACACGCTCGAACCTGTTGAAATCGCCATCGAGACTACGCCGCGCGAGGGCATCGTGAAACGTTCCACTGGCGAGTTCCAGCTTACCGAGCGCGGAGAGCAGACGATGGACGGCACGCAGGTCGATGGCCGTCAGCTCACGTTCAACGCGATTGCCGACTCGAACGGCATCACGATGACCGATTACATCGCGTTCACCGATTAACGATGGCTGCTAAGAACAAGGCGGGGGCATTCGCTCCCGCCGATACCTACGAAGTGCGCGACCTGCAATTCACCGTGAACAAGGAGTTCATGGAATCGTGGGCGGCGCTCAAGATGCTGCGCAAGTTCAACGAGGACGGTCTTAGCGATTTCGAGAAGCTGGATTTGTCCATTGAGCTAATCCGCTTGGCTACTGGCCTGAGCGAGGATGACATTGTTAAAGCCGCTGGCGGCGATATGGCGAAAGCCACGGACGTTATCTCGCTGGCTATGGAAATCATCACCACCATCGCACCAAAAAACTCCTAACGCTCGTAGCTGCATTCCAGAATCACCCCGACGAGCTACGAGCTGACTTGCAGCGGTATTACGGCATCGACCTAGACCACGCCATTGCCGGCAATCATAGCGCGGCGCACATTGCTGCACTCGTGAAGTGCTTGCCGAGCGATGCGGCGATGTTCAGGGCGCAGAACCCCGACAATGCGTGGACGCTCGAAACCGTGCTACTAGCAACGCTCCACAACGATTTCCAGATGTACATGTGGGGCATGGGCGACCCGAAGCGACGCGGCGCGAAGCCTAAGCGCATCGGACCGTCGTGGCTCACCAAGGGGGATACGAGAAAGATGGAAGCGCGAACGCTCGAAATTGGCGAGCTGATGAAAGAACTTTCAAAACCGAGAAGGAGCTAGGCGATGGCAGGTGATAGCTTAGTCGGCAACGGCTACGTAAAAATCACTCCGACATTAGATGAAGGTTCGCTAAAGTCGGTCGAGACGAAAGGCCAGTCAACTGGGCGGGGATTTGCCAATGCGTTCTCCGTTGCCGCTGGCAATCTGATTTCAGGCGCAGTTCAAGAGTTCGGCGCGAATATCGGCGATATCTTCAAGACGGCGTTCAACAATTACGCCAATTACGAGCAGCTTGTCGGTGGCGTTGACACGTTGTTCAAAGAGTCGAGCGGTATTGTTCAGAAGAACGCGGCAGAAGCGTTCAAGTCTGCTGGCATGTCGGCGAACGACTACATGGAGAACGTGACGGGGTTCGCTGCGTCCATGATCAACTCGCTTGGCGGCGATACCGAGAAAGCCGCTGATTACGCGCAAACCGCAATTGTGGACATGTCCGACAACGCCAATAAAATGGGAACGTCCATGGACGAGCTGCAACGCGCTTATCAGAGCATGGCGCGTGGCAACTACGGCATGTTGGACTCGTTGAAGCTTGGCTATGGTGGCACCAAGGCCGAAATGCAGCGCATGTTGGCTGATGCCGAGAAGATTAGCGGCGTTCACTACGAGCTAGGCAATTTCGCCGACGTGACCCAGGCTATCCACGTGATGCAGGTGGAGATGGGCATCGCTGGAACGACCGCCGAAGAGGGCGCATCTACCATTTCTGGCTCGATTAACAAGCTAGGTGCTGCGTGGAATAACTTCCTCACGGGCATATTCGATGAGAAAGCCGATTTGGGCGTGCTTGGCGAGCAGCTATTCCAGAGCATCGGGGACGTTCTCAAGAACGTAATCCCTCGATTGGCTGTTCCGATTCAGCACCTTGTAATGGGATTGCCGAGCGCGATTATAACGACGCTCCAATCGATACCGTCAATGCTTGCGCCTGCTATTACGGAGATTTTCGGCGAGGAAGTTGGCGGTCAGATTAACGAGACGCTTGGCGGCGCGTTCGGCGGCATCGCTGAAATACTGCCCAAGATTTTCGAAGTAGTAACGCAGGTATGGGCAGCGGCGCAACCGATTATCCAGTCGTTCGTCACAGCCATCCAGAGTGCTATGCCCACCATCCAGGGCGCGGTGGCAGGCTTCGTCAGCTTCTTCACCGAGAACATATTGCCTGCTGTTCAGACTACGCTTCCCGCCATATTCGATGCGATATTCAACGCAATTTCGGGATTGTGGACAGCCGCGCAGCCGATAATCGAAGCGTTGGCATCTGCTATTCAAGACGCGATGCCAGTGATTCTCGACGCTATCTCTGGCGTTGTCAGTTTTATAACTGATACTGTCGTGCCTGTTGTGCAGGAAATCGGTCAGTTTATTGCACCGATTGTCGAGGATATCGCGGCGTGCATTAAAGAGCACATGCCCGAAATCAAGTCGGTAATCGAGTCGGTGATGGGCGCTGTGAAAAGCGTTATTTCCGCTGTGTGGCCTGTCGTATCGGAAATCATCAAGACTGCCGTTGCGGTTATCAGCAAGGTCGTCGAGGTCGCATGGCCTGTCATCCGCACGATCATCGAGACGGTATCGAACGCTATCAAGGCGATAACCGAAACCGTCTGGCCTATTATCTCCGGCATTGTCGAGACGGCTGCTGGCGCTATCAGGGGCGCAATCGAGGGCATCGAGGGCGTTGTAAGAACTGTCCAGAACATCTTCGACGCGATACGACATGCGATAGAAGACCCGATTGGCACGGCTCGACGCTTCATCGAGGACGCAATCAACGTCATCCGCAACCTGTTCAACTTCAACATCGAGTGGCCGCATATTCCGCTGCCGCACTTCAACGTGTGGGGTTCGCCAAACCCGCTCGATTGGCTAGAGGGTAATCTGCCTGGTTTCAGCATCGACTGGTACGCCAATGGCGGCATCGTGAACGGTGCGACGCTCATAGGAGCAGGCGAAGCTGGCCCCGAAATGATTCTGCCGCAGCAGGGCGCGTTGATGAACGACTTTGCCGACCGCATCGCACAGCGCGTAGGCGGGGGAGTGGACATTCACGATTGCACGTTCAACGTGCGCAAGGACAGCGACATTAGGCGCGTTGCGCAAGAGCTGAACACTTTGATTAACCGACAAACGGCAGGGGGCATTGCATGACGCTGATGTACGACGGTCACGACTTCGAAACCCTGTTCATCGTCGGTGACCCAGAGATAAGCATTCTCAACTACCAGCCGAAAACGGTGGAGTCGGACAGCAAGAACGGCTCTGCCGTCATCGGCAAGACGTGGGGAGACTCGACCGTTGCGTTCACGCTCGTAGTCGAGGGCAACGCAGACGAGCGGCGAAACAAGCTCTCCGCGCTTGGCTCGTGGCTGAACGTGGACGAGCCGAAACCGCTGGTGCTGCCGGACAATCCCGACAGGTATTACATGGCCGTTCCTAGCGGTGCGCTTGAGCTGAATCGTGGAATCGGCGCTGAATACGCGCAGTTGACGTTCGCTATCACGGAGCCTGCAAGCTACGGCAGGGAACGAACCGTGACCGTGCCATCTGGCGGTTCGGTGACGTTCTATGTCGGCGGCACGTATCCGACGTATATGCGCATCACGGCGAACGCAGGTCGCAGCTCTGGCGGCTCTACATGGGGATTGCGTCTTGACGAGGGCGATTTCCTGCATATCTACTGCCTGAATCCATCAACCGTTGAAGCAGATTGCGAAAAGCGCACGCTCGTGGTGAATGATAACGTCGCGCTACCCACTCTCGACAGCGACTGGCTCGAACTTGCACCGGGCGAGCACACGCTGCGCATGGATAACGGCAGCGGCATTGCAACAATCAAATTTAATGAAAGGTGGCTGTAATGCGTAGGGTTATGCTTTTCGACCGCTACGATTCGCCGCTTGGAGAGCTAGCCGAGAGCGAAATCTTCACGCTCGTGCGTCGTGAGGAAATCAACGGCGAGCACGCATTGGAGATAACCACCACGCGGGTGCTTGGGCAAGGCTGGCGCATTCTCACACAAGACGGGCGCGGCATATGGCGCGAGCACGTCGTATACGGTACGGACGCGAAGCACGAAGCGGGAGAGCGGCCGATTGGCACTTACTACTGCACGTGGTCTTTACAGCCTGACTTGATGGGAACGCAGGTATCGAGAATGCCTGGTGTGTTGACTCCCGTTTCCGCTGGCGTTGCGCTGGAAAACGCGCTCAGCGGCACGTCGCGTTGGGTGCGCGGCACCGTTACCAACACGAACACGGGCGGCGCGTCCATGTACGACACGGATGGCTGGTCAGCCATGTCCACTCTCATCGAGACGTGGGGCGGCGAGCTGGATATCACCATCGAGGTGGGCATGTACGGCGTTACTGCCCGCAAGGTCGATTTGTACAACCAGCAGGGCAACCAGACCGCTTTGCGGCGCTTTGATTTCGGCGCTGATTTAATGTCGGTGCAGCGAATCATTGAGGACAGTCCGATTTACTGCCGTATTTCACCACGTGGCAAGGGCGAAGAAACTGAGGGCGGCGGCTATGGGCGCAAGATAACCATCAAGGACGTTAACGACGGCAAGGACTACCTGGAAAACGCCGATATGGTAGAGCTTGCTAAGCTGCCCGATGGCAGCGGCGGCTGGGAATATCCCACGATCATGATTGAGAACTCGGAGTGCGAGACTCCCGCCGAACTGCTCGTGTGGGCGCAAGGCGTGCTAGAAGAGTACACCGTGCCGCGCATCACCTACGAAGTTGACGTTTTGCAGCTAGCCGCCGAGGGCGTGGACATGCACGGCGTGTCGCTTGGAGATACCGTCCATATCGTTGATAAGAAATTCAACGGCGTTCGCGTGTCCGGGCGCGTCGTGTCTATGGTCGTGAACATGCTCGATGAGAGCGACGTGCAACTGACCATCGGGCATATCCGCGACGGCTTTACCAAGACGTTCGGAGATATAGCCAATTCAATCGGTGCGCTCAACAGCGGGTTAACTGCCGTCACTGGCACCGTGATGGGCATGAACGGTGGCACGATGAGCACCGCCGACTACCTGAGTAGGCTTATCGACCGCCTGAACGACGAGATTAACGCGACTGGCGGTTATACCTACATCACCGAGGGTTACGGCATCAGGACGTACGACAGAGCCGTGACGAACCCGAACATAGGCGCAGAAGCTACTGCTGTTGTCGAGATTAGGGGCGGCTCGATTCGAATTGCCAACACCAAGTCGGCTCAGGGCAACTGGCAGTGGAAAACGGTGTTCACCAGTGGGCATATCGCGTCCGAGGTCATCACGGCGATTAACGTAAACGCTGGGCGCATTCAGAGCGCGGATGGCACGAGTTATTGGAACCTCGATGACGGCGGCATGGCGCTTAAGGGCGATTTCCAGCTTATGAACGCCAACAGCTCAGGAACGTTTTACGGCATTCTGGGCGATATGCAATTTGCGTCACAGTCGCAAATCGTCAAGAACGGCACATATCGCGGTTTCAGGCTTGAGAACTTCGATACCAGCGGAAACTTGCAGCGCGGCGTGTACCTCATACCGAAAGCCGACACTAAAAGCGATATCATCGACAGCTCTTTCACCGCGTCGGTCATCGGCTCGACGAATTCGCTCCTGCTGCAAGGCGATCTCACGTATGACACTGATAGCAGCGGATGGAACACGAAGAAAACGGGCGCTATCTGGTTCGGTAACAAAGGCTGTCGCGGAATATTCGAGAACTCGACCGCAATCACCGATGCGCGAATCTCAAGCGGCGGCAGCTTGAATTATTGGGTGAGCCAAGGCACTGGCGCGTTTCTCACGTATCTCACGTTCACCCCATCGTCAACCGTCTACACCTACGACGCTAAATGGGACTTCGCAGGCAAGCTGGACATATACGGCTCGTTCAAGGCATCAGGCACGAAGAGCAGACTTGTCGAAACGCAGAACTACGGCGAGCGATTGCTGTACTGCTACGAGACACCAGCACCGATGTTCGGCGATATCGGCAGCGGCACGCTTGATGAAAGCGGCGAGTGCGTCATATCGCTCGATGACGTTTTCACCGAGACTGTACGCACCGACATGCGCTATCAGGTTTTCTTGCAGGCGTGCGGACGCGGTGAGCTATGGGTTGACGAGAAGCAGCCTACGCATTTCGTGGTGCGCGGCACGCCCGGTCTTTCATTCGATTGGGAAGTCAAATGTCACCAGAAGGACTACGAGACGCTACGGCTCGATGACGACGCGCTCGAAGAAGCCTACACGGAAGCACGCGGCTACGGCGTGGACGTGTCATCCGTTTACGAGGAATCGGACAACGTGGGCGAAATCGAGAGACTGTACAAGATTGATTTGGAAGGAGCCGAGAATGGCGAACATCAAGCAACTGTCTAGCTTCATGGTAATGAACGTGAACGGCGGTGACCGCATCAGCTACACCTTTGACGAGCTGGACGCTGAGACGGGCGAGCTGAAAGCACCGAATACCAAGGAATCGTTCTTCGTTGTCGATGAAGAGCTGCGCGATTACGTCGAAGCTATCCGCGACTATATCCGCTCGACCAGGCTCGCATAATGGCTATCGACACGATAGTCAACTTGAACATACGCAAGTGGCCTGCATCTGACTACACGCTGCGTTTGTCCGAGGGTGACAACCAACCACAGCTTGACGTGCTCATATACGACGGTGATGAAGCCGTTGAGTTCGAGAACGTTTATCAACAGCCGAAACTTGTTATGAAAATCGGTGATAAGCGGTACGTGTCCACTGGCTACGCTATTTCATACCATGGCATTCTAGACGCATGGTTCACGTCGATTAATAGAGCGAATGATATGAAAGCTGGCACTGGATACGGCTATGTAGTTGTTAGACGTTACGACGGCACATTGAAGTTTTCCACGCAGAGATTCAAGGTCGAAGTCCTCGAAAGGGGCGATAAATGAACGAGCAGTACATGGCTCTCGACGTGTCGAAGGAGCCTGCATACCCGCCTGCAATCTATCTTGGGCAGGGCGATAAGAGCGCCACGACGCTAATCACGAGCATCTACGACAACGGCGAGCCGCTGGACTTGAGCGGCAACGTGACCGTGAAGCTGATCATGCGCTCACCAGACGATTTGAGCTACTACGAAGTGGGCGGCACGATTGACGGCAGCACGGCCACGTTCCTGATAGACGAGACGTACGCGGCATCTGTAAGCGGCACGACCGACACGGCATACGTCGAGGTGAATTTCAGGAACATCGAAATCGTGTCCACCAACCGCTTCCGCGTGGTCATCCTCGAATCAGCCGAGGAAGGAGTTGGTCCGTCACGCGCTTATCACAACGGCATCTTCGAAGCCATCGACCGGGCGAACGCGGCGGCAGAAGCGGCTGAGGGCGTCGTGTTGCAAGACGTGCCGCTCATGTCGGAGAACGTGCGCGGCGGCGCTCAGCTTGGCTATGGCCTGAAAATCGATGAGGGCAAGCTATCGCTTGACGATGAGCTGAGCTTTATCCAATCGTCTGAGAAAGGTTCAGCGGGGGGTGTTGCGGAATTAGACTCGAACGGACTTGTCATTTCGAGCCAGCTTCCGAGCTACGTGGACGATGTGCTGGAATACGCTAGCACGTCAGAATTTCCTGCAACGGGCGAGTCGGGCAAGATTTACGTCGCGCTCGACACCAACCTGACGTACCGCTGGACGGGTTCGGCGTATGCCGAGATTTCGCCGTCGCTGGCGCTGGGTGAGACTTCGAGCACTGCGTATCGCGGTGACCGAGGTGCGGCAGCGTATGCCCACGCGGTCACGAACAAGGGCAGCGCCTTTTCGAGTGATTTGTACAAGATAACGACCAACTCCGAAGGGCATGTCACGGCAGCAACGCCTGCAACGTCGGCGGATATCATCGCGTTTATCAACAATCAAGCCATTGCGCCATCTAGTGTAGCTGCGACTGGTGACGTAACAGCCGTGAAGAACGGCACGACGTACTCTCTGGGGACGCTCGGGGAATCCGTATCCTCGTTGCTTCCTCCGCATGGCCTTATCTATTCACTAGAATCGAACAATACAGCAACTACGACGAAAACAACAATAAACACTCTCTTGGGAAGGAAGTTCTCAGATTATCAGCAACTTTTGTTCGTCGTTGGCACATCGACTAGCATCAGGGGTTCGATAACTATTTCGCGTGCGATATTTGAAAACAGCTATATGACGCAAGACGGCATCATAATCAACACTCTGCACGGGTCATCTGGAACATCTGCAAGCGGCTACAATGTCAGTACCATAACGTTTTGGTGCATTTCCGATACGTCTTATGCTGTTCAGCTTAGTGGCAGCGCCACATTGAGCTCCTATCATATATTCGGCTTATCATGAGAATCCGTATCCTATGGCATGGAAGCGATAACCATTTCATCTGGTAGATCAGATGGCTCTAAAACAATAGACGTTCCGTTCGCTCCAAGCGCCGTTATAGCAACGCCGAAAGGAGGAAGAGGTGACTTTAGTAGGGCCACGGCAGACTATAACGGCTCCACCGTTACGCTATACCTTTGGGCAGAAAGCGCACAATCGCAGAGCATAACCAGAGACGTATTCTGGGTGGCATATAAGTAACAGTATCCGTAACGGCATTGATTGGTCTATGGCGTTACTAGACCAAGTAGCTACCAGCAATCCAGAATATGCTGTTACTCTCTAGTGCATGTAATGCTACCGTGCCATCTATTTGAATCCGCGCAGAAGCCATCTGACTACAGGCAGATGCACTCGTTTTCGGACGGTAGCCGCTGTTTACCGTGAACGGCGTGAAACTCGTTCCAGCCGACTGTAATGCTGTGCAATTGATACCAATGTCGAAGTAGATAACGCCGTTCTTGCGGTAAGCAGACCCGCCACGGAATGAGAACCCGCTATTGAACGTGAGCATCGTTGCAATGTTCAGGGATACGCATTCGTCAAACAGCATGGTCAATCCTTCCATTAGGGGTGATTACATGGGGAAATTCCCAGACACGAACAACGGTATCAGACCGCCTTAAGTGTCTGGGAATTATTGAAGATGAAAGCAGCAAAACGAAGGAGATTGACATGGATATTTCGCCATATATCACCACGGAGGACGATTAATGGCCTACGCCGATATTCAAACGTTCTTTGCCGTGCTTCTCGCTATCGCAGGCGGCATCACTGTAATAGGCGGCGTTATATCGCTTGTGGTGCGGTTTTGGAAATGGGCGCACAAGGACACGGAGCACAACACCGAGGAAATCACCGAGTTCAAACGCTGGCTAGCGTCTGACAAGCACCGCATCGAGGATTTGGAAGAGAAGCAGGAAGAAATGGATAAGATGAACAAGCTGCAACTTAAAGCCTTGTTCACGCTTCTCGGACACGAAATCGACGGCAACCACACCAAGCAGCTCGCCGAAGTGCGAGACGAAATCAACACGTATTTGATTGAGAAATGAGGTGAATCATGGACGAACGAACGAAAGCAATAATCAGCGCGGCGGTGGTAATCATCGCAAACGCTGCGAGTTTCTACGGTATCAGCATCGACCAGGGCGCACTTGTTAACGGCATCTGCGCAATCGTGATGCTGGTGTCTACCTTGTGGGCAATCTGGAAGAACCATAATTTTACGTTTGCGGCTCAACAGGGGCAGCTCGTTACCGATGAATTAAAGCGCAAGGAGAAAGCCGCGATGGAAGATAGCGAGTAGCTATGGGAGACAGCATTTTGTTTATCGGTTGCGCCGTGTTCATCGCGGCGATTCTTGTTTTGATCGTGAAAGGGGGGAGCGATGCTTAACGGTATCGATATTTCAGGCTGGCAAGCAGGCATCGATGTGGCGAGCGTGGACGCAGATTTCGTAATCGTAAAAGCCACGGGCGGCACGTCGTTTGTGAATCCTGATTTCAGGCGGCAAGCCGACC